TGACACACTCATCAAGACTTGTGAACATATGGTATTCTCCCGGTGGTACTACAGTAAAATCTCCAGCATGTAATATAGTCTGATCTGTTAGATCATAGTCATTCTTCCATCGTTCTATCATTAGCTTACCTTTGATAACATAGAAAGCATTAAACTTTGTCTGATGTTTATGTAAAGAACAGTATGCTCTTGGCTTTATATATATCTGATGGATCTCAACAGCAGGACTTTTCAATAGGTCTATTGTATTACCCCATACTTTTCCTTCCTTCATGTTATATCCACCAACTCACATACACCAGCAGTACAGGCTAATTCCTGTGCTCCTGTAGTGTTATCTTCCTTCTCAAACTCTGAGAGTAGTGACCAATCAATACGTTTCTTTGGCATGGTTTTCATTGCTTTAGTATATTCCTCTCTGGTTATCTCCTGATAAGGAGCCTGTTTATAATTGTGGTCAGAATATGGCAGAAATGAGACACCAGATAGATGATCAAAGTTATCCCAACACCAAGCACCTACCTCTATCCACTCTCTTTCCTTCACAGATATAGTAACACTTGGCTTATGCTCACACCAGTGCTCTGCATATACCTTCCAAATCTTCAACTGTTCAATGGCACTCAAGTCATTTCTAAATTTAGACTTAGAACTTGTCTGAATAGGAAAGGAAAAAACAGTGACATTATCTGGACTTGTAACGTCAGGCTCATTAGGAATACCATGTTCCTTCATAAACTTTGTCAATGGGTCAAGATTATCTGCCCTTACAGTACGAACATAATAAGGTGAATGTCTGGTGTGTATACCACTGGCACTATCTACTAGCTGACTGACAGTACCTGATGGTTTCACACAGGTAATAGCCGTGGACTGAGGTATACCTAGTTTCTCTGCCCACTTCTTATTCGTTGTCACGGCTACGTTACGTAGATATTTAAGATTATCTTCTAAGTAAGGTACATTAGCAGAGTAAGATAGTTTTGCAGGTGAGGAATGTAATAGCTTACAATCCATTATACCTGTTAAGGATACACCTAGCAGTCTCTCTTCTTCTGTATTAGTTGTCCATCTCTTTCTTAGATAACCAAAGTCAGTTAGTGTAGATTGTATAGTACCTAACAAGGTAGCTATACGTATCTTTCTTGCCAAAGAATTACGATCATCTTCAGCTCTACATACTACCTCTGTTAGATTACAGAATTGATTAGGACGTAGTATAATCTCTGAGCAAGGATTAGTACCAAAATCTACATCCCAAATTCTACGTTTGTTCTGTGCTGCTTTCTGTTGAGCTGACTCACGATTAAAGATACCTCGTTCACCACTCTTACTTTCATAGAGGGACTGCCATTCCTGCATGAATATACCAGTATCAGGACGATTAGTATATACAGCAGAGTTATTAGCCAAGGCTCGTTGTGGATCAGTATTAAACCAAGCACCAGATTTAGCTGCTCTCATACGATCATCGGAGAGATTAGATAAAGATATGAGAGCAGACCTACGTACACCACCCACTACTACAACCTCACCCACCTTGCAAACTATATCATGACATTCAATGGAATTTAATTTCCTACCTCTGGCTTCTTCAAACTTACGTATGGTAAAGTCAAACAAATCTACCAATGGTTGAGGACCACTGGCTCTACCACCAAAGGTTTTTAATCTTGAACCAGCAGGACGTACCTTGCTAACATCTATCTTTGGTATTCTATTTGTATACAGAAAGGATATAAGATCTTTAAATGCTCTGGCCCATCCCTCTTTGGA